CCCGTTCAAACGATCAGCCACCAGCTGGGCATACCCGGCAATGTCGTGCCAGCTGTCCGCATAGTCAGGGTCGCCATTGATGATGCGGGCGATCTTGTGCGCGATCATCTCCAGCGCCTCACGTTGGTCGGGGTCCAAGTCGCAGCCGCGTGCGGCTTCGTACTGGCGCATCACGGCCTTAAGCCGCTGCGCGATCTCTGCATGGTCCGTGAACGTGCCGTAGCGAGCCCCGCGCTCAGTCAGCGTGGCGTTGATGTCTTGGGTCATGTTGCGGTTTCCTCATCATTCGATTTTTGGGTACTGAAAATTGGGAGGGGGCCCCTGGCTCGAGCCGACCCCGCCCCCGGCTCGATGGGGGGATGGGGGTCTGGAGATTTCCCCGCGCACAGGACGGGGTCACGCACGGGCCAGATCGTGGCCAGAAGGCACGATCGAGCCCCGGTCAAGGGCTGGATAGCGTCACGCATCGATCGGCCCTCCTGCGGGCTCCTGTGCCTTCGACCCCCCGCCGCCGGCATCGGCAGCCCCCGGCGATGCACTGTCCTGATCAATGATCCGGTACTTCCCCGCCGAATCCTTTTGTAGATCAACGACTTGCGTGATCGTCTCGGGAATTTGTGCCGTTGTTGTGCCAATCGAGCGCGATCCGAGCCAGCTCAGCTGGATCTGCACGCCGCCCTCGACGTTGGCATTGACCTGCGTCGGCAGCACCTTGCTCACCAGGCTGACGAATGCGGCCCGATCGCTCGATGTGCCTTGCGCGAGCTTGGCCAGGTACTCGGCGCCGCCTACCGTGTCGAACGCCTCGAGCACGGCGTCACGCAGGTTGGTGAGCTTGTTTTTGACGCCAACCGGCCGCCCTGCCCCCGTCGGCACTGGCTGGCCGTTGCGCGGGCTCGCTGGCGCCTGTTTTCGGTCAGTTTTGGGGTTTTTGACACTCACCGATGCGTCATCCTCAGCAGGCATAGCAGCCTGCAAAACTGCCTCTTGCAGCTTCTTCCCGATGTCTTGTTGTTCGGTTTCGATCATGTCGAGATTCTTCCATCACGCGTTGCCCGCGATGCCCGCGAACAACAAAAACACCAAAAAGCCTGACCAGCCTCCGATAAACCATCCGGCGATCGCAGCGCAAATCCACAGCGCCATGGCCAGAAAATCTTTGGCCTCTTCGGCCTGCTTTGCTCGTTCTTCCCAATCCATTTCCTACTCCGATCAAAATCTGCTTGCACTCACTCCCACACCCTATACAGAGTGGAAGCAGAAGCAGCCAAAAACTCCCTCATTTGCAGGCATCAGTGCCCCCACCTTGGGGTGGGTGGGGCACACTGTGCTTCTGCTGCACCCGGTCTGCACCCACTACTGGAAGCACACTGGAAGCACTGGAAGCAACCCACCCGCAATTGGAGCATGGTTTGGGTTGAATGGCAGCCTTGACGGCCTCCATGCGCATGCGTGCTTCCAGCTCGATGCGGTTGAATTCGTCGTCCTCGTAGGTGTTCATTTTTGCTCCCACAACCAGATCAGCAGGCTGTCCTTGGTGTCGTTCTCAAACGGCATCGAGCGGATCTTGGCCGCCACCTCACCGAATGCTTCCAAGCGCCCGATCTCGAGGCCATGCTTGAAGTCGGCCCAATCGGGCTGGAACGGCCGCTCGGCCTCGTCAATCTGTCGTTTGCGCCAGGCAGTCATCGTTTGGTCCTTTCTTCACGGCATTTGCTTTTGATGTTGGGTGGTATGTCGGGGCTGAACTCCGCGATCGAGCAGTTGACGCGGGGCTCCTGCATGGCGATCGGGATGAAGGCCAGCAGGAAGGCTGCAGCGCAGACCACGACGAACACGATGGCGATGAGGCAGTCACGCATCGGCCTGCTCCCGCTGCGCCCAGGTTGGGCCGGCGCCACTGCCCAGGGTTGCGCGGATCTGGCCCTGCTCAGTCAGCACGACGCGCTGGCCGGGCATGCGGTTGGCCTTCTTGTAGTCGGCCTGGGTGATCAGGTTCTCGTTCTCCAGGTCGCGCAGGATGCTGAAAAACTCTTTGCGGTCCATGCGGTTGGGGAACTCGGGCTCGTTGTGCAAAACGTTGAAAATGTTGGTCGAGGCTGCATTGACCTTCATTGAGAGGTTCACACCGGCATTGGCTGCGCGGCCAATCATTTTCAGAATCACAGCGCGGTGTTGGTTTCGCATCAATGTGGCCACAGCCTGAGAGCCTGGGATGCTACCGAACCGCTTGAACGTCTTGCTGCCACCGTCGAACTCGAGACGAATGGGCTCTTGCAGTGGGCCCAGGTTGCACTTCTCATGTCTGACCTCGATCTCGCGGTCGTTGTTGCGGACCATGGCCCAGCGTGAGCGGGCTGAGTTGTTCCAGGCAGTGGAGCCGCTGAAGGTGGAGTTGCTGTCGATACCTGCGCCGCTGCGCACGCTCGCCTTGTCAACGTGGGCCAGGAGCAGCATGGCCGCGCCAGTCATGCCGGCAATGGTGTTCAGGCAGCGCATGAAGCCCCTGACGGCGGTGCGGTCGTTCTCGTTGTCTGCAAACACGTCGGACGCGTTGTCAATGACCACCGCATCCACCTTGTGCCTGACGACGGTGTCGGCCAGCCACTGCATGCGCTCGGTGGCGTTGCCATCACGCCACAACACGCAGTCTGTTTGTGTGAGGTCGTAGACGATCATCTTGCCTGCCAGGCTGGACAGTGGCACGCCCATGTCCTGGCAGATGTTGGCCACACGGAAGTGAACTGTGCGCGTCTCGTCCTCGCCACTGAGCACCAGGACGCGGCTGGGCTGGGTCTGCAGGCCCATGAACTCATGGCCATGCACCAGGGCCACGCCCATCTGCAGTGACAGGTTTGACTTGCCCACGCCGCCGTTGGCAGCCAGGAGGGTGACAGTGCGCTCAGGCAGCCAGCCCTCGACGCGCCAGCTGGTGGGCTCGGGCTCTGTGGCCTCGAGCTGCGTCCAGTCCAGGGGCGTGAGCTCACCAGGTGAGCTTGTTGTGCTGTCTGCATCCTCAGTGGCCAGGTTGAGGTTGACGGTGATCTGCGGTGGCTTGCGCTCTTCTGGTGCAAACTTCTCTGCCGACTTCACAGCGCGGGGGATCTCAGCGCGGCGCTGCTCCCACCTGCGCAGCTCTTCTTCCTGGCGGTGGTCAGGCTTAGCCTGGTCCATGAGTGAGTACAAGAGCTCGACAGCTGCGCCGGCATACATTCCACCGGCAACAAGTGACGCTGCGAGGCGCATGAGGTTGTCGTGGTAGGCGCGGTCCTCGAGCGGTCCAGTGATGCCGGCGATCATTTCGCCTGCGTGCGTGCCTGTGTGTGTGCCTGGTGTCGATGTCTTGGCGATCGCCGCGGCCATGCGCAGGGAATCGAGATCAACACCGACAGCTGCGCACGCGTCGGCCAATGTCCAGCGCACGCGTGGCGCCCAGATCACCATCTGCACTTGCCATGGGCCGGCAGCGCGTGGCTTGGTGTTGGTTCCGACGGGCAGCCTGACATAGCGCACGCAGGCATTGCCTGACGCGTCGTTGGACCGGCCGCGGGCTGCCAGGGAAGACATCACGCGATCGATCAGCTGACGGTCGTAGCAGTCCTCATCGTCCGCGTCCAGGAAGATGCCGACCTGGTGCTTGCCGGGGCTGGTTTGTAGTGCATAGCTGCAGTTGTCCACATCCTCGATGGGTACATCGTCCAGGACAAGCACAGACAAACGCACGAACGCATCCTTACGACGCAAGAATTCGCCATCGTCTGTAGGCTTTAATATGCCGGTGCAGTAGTAGCAGTTGTCCTGCCCTGCCTGGTCAATCAAAGCCGCTTGTTTTTCAGTGCCTTTGTAGAACCTGCCCTGCCACACTGACGGTGGGGCTGTTCCAGGATCGGCACGGAATGTGCTCACCCAGCCGAATTCGCTGGGCGACAGTTCGCCGTACACCTCGGCAAGGAAGTCTGAGTTTGTCATGGTCAATTGAGTCTCGGTGACCATGATCACACCTCAACGGCTGCAAGCTCCTCAAGAGTGATGTCAACGTGAATTGCACGCGCCATCGCGATCAGTTGCGGCCAGTACCGCTGGGGGATGAGCCCGCCTGTGCCGGTGGGCCTGGGCTGACACCAGCGTGAAAGGGTTGATTTGTCGAGTTCCAGGCGCTCAGCTACGGCTGACTTGCCGCCCAGTTTTTCGATGATGGTGTATGCGGGTTCGTAGGTGTGAATGGTTGGAATGCTCATGGTTTTGGGACCTTCGTTATTGATGACGAATTCTCATCATAGTGCATTTCGCACACCGTATGCATGAATTTGATTAAGCATGTACCATCTAATTGAGATTGACGCATCGGGGAGAAAATGTCATCATGTTGGAATATGGCTACCACACAGAAAGGCCCCCAAATGGACAACACATGGTTCAAAGACAGATTGGCTGATAAAAAACTATCCCAACGCAAGCTGGCCACCATGCTTGACCTTGACGCGGCTGCCGTGTCCCTCATGTTTCGCGGCATGCGCCGCATGACACCGCATGAGGCTCACCAGATATCTCAGATACTAGGTGTGCCTCTGCTTGAGATCATGCGCCGCGCAGGCATTGACGTGACTGAGGACATACGCAAGGCGCCCATCGCCGCGCATATGAATGAGTCGGGCCGCGTCACTCAGATGCCCAACGGAACGCATGACGTGGTCGCCTCCCCTGCTGACTGTCCGCTAGGGACCTACGCGGTCCAGGTGCGCTCACACTCAAGCATCAAGGATGGCTGGCTCTTGTTTGTGACGCCAGCGCAAGGCAAACCCAATGACCACATGGACCAGCTGTGCCTCTGCGCAACTAAAGCAGGCGCCATCATTACCGGTATCGTGCGCAAGGGCTACCGCCGTGACACGCACAACCTGGTCATCTGGCCAAGCCAGGAAACCATCTCGGACGCTGACCTGGTCTGGTCGTCACCTGTCCTTTGGATTAAACCCACTTGATTTTGATGCTAGGGTTTTCCCTAGTGTTGTTTTTTGTCCTTGTGTTGTGATTTTCGCATCGTTGTGTTCTAATCATTACATCAACAACGCAACCAGGAGCAACGACATGACCAAGCCCACCATCACTCGCACGGCCTCCGGCCTTTACCACTTCACCGGCTGGATCGGTGATCGCCTCGTCCAATACAGCATCTGCTTGATGAACAGCGAGTGGCAGCTCACCCGTGTCTATGGCCACGGCCCCGAGTTCTACGCAGGCTTCTCTACCAAACGCGCCGCTGTTGCCGCCCTCCGTGCTGCTTAACACGGAGCAGCAACATGAACCTCGAGCAATACAAACAGGCCCTGCTGGACCACGACTGGTACTTCAAGTACGCGGACGACTACAAGACATTCCAGGCAGGCCAGCGCGCACTCGACGCGCTCCGTAAGTCCCAGCGCCAGCTGGACCCCCAGGCTTACCTTTGGAACGAACAAGCCCCCTCCGATTACCAAATCACCACCAACGAAAGATCATGAAACAGAGTCACATCCGCACCCCCCGCAACCTGGCCGAATGCAGTTTCGATGTCGGGTATCCCATTCAGCGCCTGACGCCTGATTCAAACGCCGAGCAGATCGGCGGCTACCTGTTGGCCGTTGCCATTGGCGCAGGCCTGGCCTGCTTGCTTGTTACCTGGTGGAGCAGCTGAATGAACTGCCCACGCTGCGGAGTATGGTCCGAAGTACTTGAGACCCGCACCCGCATGGATCAAAGCAAGTACCGCCGATATGAATGCGCCAACACGCATCGCTTCAGCACTGAAGAGCGGCCCGTTGCAGAGATCAGAAAACGCAAGTCACTTGCACAAAAAATCATTGACTCTTTGTCAAATGATTGATGCGAATTACACACCATAGAAAGGAAACCACGACATGGAAAAGATTGACGAACTCGCCCTCAAGTGGAGCATCGCCAAACAAAAAGAAGAAGCCGCCCGCGACGAACGCGTAAGCCTGGAAGAGCAAATCCTCAAGCTCTACCCCGCCCTGGAAGAAGGCTCAAGCACCACGCACACACCCAACGGCGTGAAGATCAATGCCACCGGCAAGCTCAACTACAAGGTGGACATTCCCAAGCTGCTCAAGATCACTGAGTCTTGGCCACTGGACGCGCAGCCTTTCAAGACAGAGATCAAGGCTGACGAAACAAAGCTCAAGGTGATTCGTCGAGAGTCGCCAACCGTTTGGGCTCAGCTTGCCGAGGCGGTCACCGTCTCGCCCGCCAAGACCGGCATCAAGATCACATTCACCGAATGATGCGCGGCGATCAACTCCGTGACCAGGGAATCGGTCAAGTGATGTTGAACGCTGCGGATTGGAGCCTGATTTCCGATGTGGCATTCAGATTTTGGCTGACTCATGTGGCGCCAAAGGAATTCACCATCGAAGACTTCAGGCTGTATGCCGAGAAGAACGACATGCCTCAACCACACCACCCCAATGCCTGGGGCGGTCTGACAAAACGATTTGCTCACCTGATCGAGCAGGTCGGATACACGCAAAGCCGCCGCCCCAGCGCGCACTCCAGATTAACTCGCACATACAAGAAAGTTTGACATGGCCTTCGACCTTAAATCAATTCAAAAAAACACAGCCCTGGCTGCGCCTCGCATGATGCTGTACGGCGTGGAGGGTATCGGCAAGACGACGTTCGCGTCCGGCTCCCCCGACCCGATCTTTATCTGCACCGAGGATGGCCTGGGCGCGCTCCAGGTGAATCACTTCCCATTGGCCACCAAGGCCAGCGACGTGCTTGACGCGATCGGCACGTTGATCACTGAGGATCACGGCTTCAAGTCTGTCGTGCTCGATTCGGTGGACTGGCTGGACAACCTGATCTGGGCAGATGTCGAGTCTTCGCATGACGCGAAAGATCTGGCCTACGGCAAGGGCGCGATGATCGTGGCCGATCGCTGGCGCGAGGTCCTGGCAGGCCTGAACAAATTGCGCAACGACAAGGGCATGGTCGTGATCCTCCTGGCTCACTGCCAGATCAAACGCTTCGACAGCCCCGAGGTCGAGCCCTACGACCGCTACCAACCCAAGCTGCAGGAGCGGTCCAACGCGATCCTGCGTGAGTGGGTGGACGCGGTCCTGTTTGCCAACTACAAGACCATCGTGCGCAAGGACGATGTCGGATTCAACAAGACCAACAACCGCGGCATCAGCACCGGTGAGCGTCTTCTCTACACCAGCGAGCGCCCGGCCTACATGGCCAAGAACCGGTACTCGCTTCCCGAGTCGCTGCCCATGTCATGGGAAGCCTTTACCCAGGCGCTTGCCTGAACAACCACGCCAACCAGGAGAAACCAAGATGGCAAATTTCAACTTCAACGCATCCTCAGTCGAACCCATGGCCCCGCGCTCGTTTGAGCCGCTGCCCAATGGCGAGTACGACATGATCATCACCAAGTCGGACATCAAGCCGACCAAGGCCGGCACTGGCCACTACCTCGAGCTCGAGATGCAGGTCGTCGGTGGTGAGTACTCTGGCCGTCGCCACTGGGAGCGTCTGAACGTGGACAACCCCAACAAGACCGCGCAAGACATTGCTCAGTCTGCCCTGGCTTCGCTTTGCAGTGCGCTTGGCATCGACGACATGAACGACACCGAGCAGCTGCACGACATGCCCTTCATCGCCAAGGTCGAGATCGATCGCAAGGAGCCCGACCGCAACCGCATCGTTGGCTACGCATCTGCAGGCGTTCCATCGATTACAGCCAAACCAGCTGCTCAAACTCGAGCCCCTGCCCCGGCTGCAGCTCCAGCAGGCAAGCGCCCTTGGGCATAAACCAACAAGGCCGAAAGCGGATGCTGCTGGTGGGTAGTTGACTCCTCCCCATCAGTGGACGCAGCGAGTAGGCCGCACATAACGAAAGACAACGATGGCACAACTTCCTGACTCACAACACACCACCGCGTTTCAGATCATGCGTTGGTATGAGAGTAAGCCGCAGGACCACCGCCCGCACATGGGCGCGTCACTGATCGGCCATGAATGCGAACGCTACATTTGGCTGACCTGGCGCTGGGCACTCAAGCCTGAGTTCGCCGGGCGCATCCTTCGGCTGTTTGGCACTGGCCAGCGCGAAGAGCCCAGGCTCATCGAGGAGCTGCGCGGTATCGGCGCAACAGTGTGGGACACAGATCCCGCCACTGGCGACCAGTTCCGCGTGAGTGCCTGCAATGGCCACTTTGGGGGCTCGCTCGATGGCGTGGCCAAGGGCCTACCCGAGGCGCCAAAGTCGGTCGCGGTGCTCGAGTTCAAGACGCACAACGCCAGCTCATTCAAGAAACTCGCGCTGCAGCAAGTGCGCCAGGCTAAGCCTCAGCACTTCGATCAGATGACCGTGTACATGGGCCTGATGGAGCTCGACCGCGCCCTGTACCTGGGTGTGAACAAAGACACCGACGAGGTCTACAGCGAGTGGGTCCACTTCGACAAAGACCGGTTCTTCCAGCTCATGGAGAGAGCCAAGTACCTGATCGATGCACCGAACCCGCCCGACAAGATCAGTAGCGACCCAGCGTTCTACATCTGCAAGATGTGCAGCATGTGGAAGCA